GCAGACGATTGAACGAACAGCACTAACTCAGCTCGTAACAAATGAAAAGTATGCAAGGAAGGTTCTACCATTTATTAAAGGTGATTATTTCTCAGATAAAACAGAAAGAACTGTATTTGAAGAGATTGAAAAGTTTGTAGATAAGTACAACAAAATACCTACTCAAACATCCTTAGAGATAGAAGTTCAAGGCCGTAAGGACTTGAATGACCATGAGTACACCAAAATTGTAGAGGTTATCAAAACTCTAGAATCTACTGATGTAGATTTTGATTGGTTGGTGGATACCACTGAGAAGTTCTGCAAAGACAAAGCTGTGTACAATGCTATTGTTGAGGGTATATCTATTATTGATGGTAAAGATAAAACCAGAGATGCAGGAGCAATACCTAGTATTCTTACAGAGGCCCTTGCTGTTGGATTTGATAACAGTGTTGGCCACGATTATTTGGCAGATGCACAATCTAGATTTGAATATTACCATACGATAGAAAAGAAGATACCATTTGATCTGGACTTCTTTAATCGTATCACAAAGGGTGGACTTCCACCAAAGACTTTGAATATTGCATTGGCTGGTACTGGTGTTGGTAAAAGTTTGTTCATGTGTCATATGGCAGCTAACTGTCTATCTCAGGGTAAGAATGTACTCTATATCACTCTAGAGATGGCAGAGGAACGTATTGCAGAACGTATTGATGCAAATCTAATGGGTGTTTCTATGGAAGACTTGCAAGACCTTCCTAAACAAATGTTTGATAGCAAGATGGATCACATTATCAAAAATACCACTGGAACTCTTATTGTAAAAGAATATCCCACTGCATCAGCTAACTCTGCTCACTTTAGGGGTCTGATTAAGGAACTTGCAATTAAGAAGAGCTTTAAACCAGATATCATTTTCATAGATTATTTGAATATATGTGGATCATCACGATTTAAAGGTGCTGCTAATATTAACTCTTATACTATGATTAAGTCAATTGCAGAGGAACTACGTGGACTTGCAGTAGAGACTAATGTACCTATTATGAGTGCAACACAGACGACTCGATCAGGCTTCAGTAATAGTGATGTAGGATTAGAAGATACTGCTGAATCGTTTGGACTGCCTGCAACTGCTGATCTTATGTTCGCTCTTATCAGTAATGAAGAACTTGATGCACTTAACCAGATTGCAGTTAAACAGTTAAAGAATCGTTATAATGACCCTACAAGCAATAAGAGATTTGTGATAGGTATTGATCGTGCTAAGATGAGACTATTTGATGTTACATTAGAAGAACAACAAGGCCTTGCAGACAGTAATCAGACAAAAGAGATAGATAAGTTTGCAGAACCTATCTTTGACAAGACAGACTTTGGTGAGGGTTGGACAGTATAGTTATGTCTGAATCAATATCTTGTAAACACTGTGCAAGAGAGATTGTAGAAAGCGTACCAGAAAATGCAGGGTATGTTGCTTGTGCTGGTATGGAGTGTGGCCATATGCGTGTATATGGCTTAGATAAAGAAGATTGCCGTCAGGTAATTTTGAGGAGTGATTTGAAAGTATGATGTTAACAGATGTATTAATAACTATACCACCAATGTGGACAGGTATGGGAACGTGGGCTTATTCTGGTGAAAAAGAAATAGAACCAGATGGGAGCAATGCTAAGATGTGGCACTATCTAATTGCACCAGACAACACTAAAATTGATATCAATCAATACTTTGGGCCGTATTATATACCTAAAAACTCTGAGATAGAAGATTTAATAACAGAATTGCCAGAAGTGAGGAGGCATCTTGGAGAAATATAAATTAATTATAATACTCCTTCTAATAGAAATAGCTTTACATATATTAGAAGTTATTATCGATATAAGTCAATATGTTCATTGACATTTAACACACATACTGGTATAGTCTTAATATGAACTTTTATACAAACGTACTCCAATGGGGTAATCAACTTTTTGTGCGAGCTGTTGTTAATGGTGAGCGTCAAAACTTCAAAGTCAAATATCGTCCAACACTATACTCTCCTGTGCCTGGCAAAGAGACAGGGTATAAAACACTGAATGGTGTTTCTGTATTACCTACTGAATTTGATTCTATCAAGGACGCAAAAGAGTGGATTGACAGTCATAAGAATCAACCTGAGCTGGTGTATGGTAACACACAGTTTGCATATAACTATATTGCTGACACTTACAAGGGTGATGTTAAATGGGATTTAGATCAGCTTTTGATGGTAACATTGGATGCTGAGGTACAGTGCCAGAACGGATTTCCTGACCCAACAGCTGCAGATGAAGAGATGCTGTCTATCAGTATCAAGAATCATCAGAACAAAAAGATTGTTGTGTGGGGCGTTGGTAAGTTTACTACGAATCGTGATGACGTTACATATATTGAGTGCGAGAGTGAAATACATCTGCTGAAAGAATTTCTAGCATTTTGGGAGAGACATCTACCTGACGTTATCACAGGATGGAATACAGAATTTTTTGACATACCGTACATCTGCAATCGTATCATTAAACTGTTTGGTGAAGATGAACTGAAACGTCTATCTCCTTGGGGTAGTGTGCAAGCTAGAGAAGTGTTTAAGATGGGACGCAATCACCAGACATATAACATACAAGGTGTTGCTGCTCTAGATTATTTTGACCTGTATCGTAAGTTTACCTATCAAGCACAAGAGTCCTATCGCCTTGACCATATTGCTTTTGTTGAACTTGGTGAACGTAAGGATGGTAATCCCTATGACACATTTAGTGAATGGTATCAAAAAGATTTCCAATCGTTTATTGAATACAACATTCAAGACGTTGAGATTGTTGACAAGCTTGAAGATAAGATGAAACTGATTGAACTATGCTTAACTATGGCCTATGACGGTAAGGTTAATCACGTAGATGTTCTGGGTTCTGTTCGTTATTGGGATGTTCTTATATATAATTATCTAAGAGAAAGAAACATAGTAATACCACAAAAGAAAGTTTCTAAGAAAGCAGAACAGTTTGAGGGTGCATATGTAAAAGACCCACAGGTAGGTATGCACAAATGGATTATGTCTTTTGACCTTAACTCTTTGTATCCTCACCTTATAATGCAATACAATATATCACCAGAGACATTGCTGCCCAGTAATAAACAAGAGGGGTTGGTTGATAAGATTCTGGATGGTAAAGTTAGAAATGACACTGAATACAGCATGACGCCAAACGGTGCATTTTTTAGGAAGGACAAACGAGGATTCCTTCCAGAGATTATGGAGAATATGTATAATGATCGTGTCAAATATAAAAAGCTTATGTTACAAGCTCAACAGGAGTATGAGGACACTAAGAAACCAAGCCTCCTCAAGGATATCTCACGGTATAACAACATTCAGATGGCGAAGAAAATATCCCTTAATAGTGCGTATGGTGCTATTGGTAATAATTGGTTTAGGTATTTCGATCTTCTGGTCGCTACTGCAATTACAACTAGCGGTCAGTTATCTATACGATGGATTGAGAAGGCTCTTAACATCTATCTCAACAAGATTGTTGGAACTGAAGAGGAAGATTACGTTATTGCAAGTGATACGGACAGCGTATACATCACTTTTGATACGCTTGTATCTAAATCTTTTAAAGACAGAAATCCTTCTACAGAGTCCATCGTCAATTTTCTGGATAAAATTGCCACTACTAAAATTGAACCATTCATTAACAAATCATATCAATCACTTGCTGATACTGTCGGGGCATATGAACAAAAGATGATCATGGCCCGTGAGGTTATCGCTGACAAGGGTATATGGACTGCAAAGAAGAGATACATTCTTAATGTTCACGATAGTGAAGGTGTGAGGTATAGTGAACCAAAGTTGAAGATCATGGGGATTGAAGCGGTCAAATCAAGTACGCCAGCACCATGCAGAGAGAAAATTAAGGAAGCATTGAAGATTATAATAAACGGTGATGAGAAAATGCTAAATACCTTTATACAAGAGTTTAGGGAAGAGTTTATGACGTTATCACCAGAAGAGATTGCATTTCCTCGTAGCTGTAATGGTGTAAAGAAGTTCACAGGAGAATCCAGTTTATTTGGTAAAGGTGCTCCCATGCACGTTAAGGGAGCGATATTGTATAATCATTTGGTGAAAGAGAATAAACTGTCTGGTAAGTATCCCTACATTCAAGAGGGTGACAAGGTAAAGTTTGTGAATATGAAACAGCCTAACATCTATACATCCAGTGCATTTTCTTTTATAACTTTCTTTCCAAAGGAACTTGACATACGAGACAGAATAGACTATGATGTACAATTCACTAAGGCTTTCGTTGAACCGCTTCGGTTTATCACTGAGAAGATGAATTGGTTGATTGACGATAGTTATGGTACACAAGGCAGTTTAGAGGATTTTTTCGGATGAGATATAATAGATACACGCTAGATGACCTAAAGAAATCTTCTGATCGTAAGAGGTTCAGCTACATTTCATTCTTTGCAGGGGGCGGTGGATCAACTGCTGGATATAAACTTGCAGGGGGTGATGTACGATTTGTAAATGAGTTTCAGCAGGTGGCGGTGAATACATATCTTGCAAACTGGCCTGGGACTCCTCATATATGCGGTGACATCAAGAATGTTACTGGACAACAAATTATGGAGATGACAGGACTCAAGGTTGGAGAACTGGATATACTGGATGGTTCTCCACCATGCCCGCCATTCTCTATGTCTGGCACTAAGAAGAAGGGCTGGAACAAAGAGAAGATGGCCTATGGCATGAAGCAACAAAATATCGAAGACCTGACATGGGAGATGATACGCATTACAAGAGAGATGCAGCCTAAGGTTGTTATATGCGAGAATGTAAAGGGCCTGACAATGGATTATGCAAAACAACATCTTGATCGTATGGTTGCTGACTTTGAGAAAGAAGGCTACTCCACAACATATAAAGTACTGAATGGTATACACTATGGCGTACCTCAGAAACGTCAACGTGTATTTATCGTATCAGTGCGTAATGATGTAATGGATGATATTGGTATGCCTTGGATGACTATACAGAACATATTTCCTGATGGTGCAACGAATGAAGAAGCAACAGTAGAGGATGCAATCGGAGATTTACGACTAGACAATGAGAATAGCGTAGAAGCATACGAACTATGCGAAGGTATGAAGAAGAGTGCAAAGTATAAGTGGCTAAAAAGATTACCAAAGAATCCTGACAAAGTAGTTTCTGTCGGTGATGATGTAGTAGGGCCTTGGTATGATAAGGTGATTGCACATAGAAAGAAGATGGGCAAAAGTATTCCAGATGCAAAACACTCATTTTTCCAATCAAGAAGAGTACCTTGGAATCAAGCATCACATACATTATCAGAACAAGGACTCATGACATCACTTGCAGTACATCTTCATCCAGAAGAGGATAGAGGCTATACAACAAAAGAGTCTACAAGAATCATGACTCTACCAGAAGATTACATCAATACAGGCACATTGAACGAGAAACTTGCACGAATAGGTCTGATGGTAGCTCCCATGATGATGTACCATCTTGCAGATAGTATATACGAAAATGTGTTGCAAAAATACAACAAATTAAGCCTTGACAAAGTATAATAAGCCATGTATACTTAGGTATAAACTGAGAAAACAACGAAGAGTATATATTATGAGCATTTTAATAGATCGTGAAAAACTAGCAATTGAAATACTAGGATTTAATCCAGTAGGAAAGGAGGCTGGTGCTTGGGTGGGCCCCAATGGTGAAACAATGTATAAACTTACACCAGAAAGGGCGAAGTTTATATTAGAGTATTTTAATACAAAAAATCGAAAGATTAGTGACACTCAAATAAAAGCGATAGGTGAAAGTGTTTCT